AACTCAAACCCATTCATCTCCCCCACCCATCCTTAGGCTGCCCACACGTAACTCTACCAAATTCATCAGCTTCACAATTCCCGCCCAAAGGGCCAGCAAAGGATAACGTAGTGCTTATTGTTAATAGTATTGCTAATATGTATCTCATAATCCAACCCCTCAAAAAACCGGACTCATGCTAACGTTATTCTCATAACACCAATTGCCCTGATATCGTTGCGCAATATCAATTAACTCTTCAGCATGACCAACATCATGTGAATCCATGAAACAATCAATTCTTACCAGCTCGTCTTCATGAAAAGCATGAATCATACGCTCTTGATTGCTATCCCATGACTCACTCAATGCTTTGCGAACCATACCATCTAGCTGCTCTTTCCAATCAATTCTATTCATATCCATCCCTCATCTAATCATTGCTTGGCACATCGAAAGTCAGCTACAACAAAGGACACCAACATCACAACCATGAACCCCGAAACTATATTCATACCTAAGTGCATCATGTTTATTACCTCATCTATCTATGTGAGCACAGTATCACATATAAATATCAATGTGTCAACACATTTGTGTAAGAATCGTAATGGCAATGGATAGAGTAACGACGAGCTTTATATAGTAGTGGATGGGGATGGTGGAGGAGAACCTTCACAACATTAACAATAAATGGCTAATAAATATTGAGATTGTGAATCCTTTAGACGGAAATTCGTTGAGGGGGATCCCGAGGTTTTGGGTTCGGGAGTGAGATCCGGTCCCTCGCAATTCTGCCGAGTGCCCCACCAGTTCTTTTTTTGCCCACGCAAGCGCAATGCGTAATAATAAATCACCCCATGAACCCTTGTTAATGTGAAAAGGAGCTCTCCCCTATCCCTTCCCCTCCCCTCCTTCCCCCAAATCAAACCGAAGATTGATACGTCCTGGTAGCCTGTGGGATATCGAACAGCCTGCGATAATTGACTGCGAGGTATCTCAATGCGTCTGTGATGTGCGAGGCCCAATTGTGCAGTGGTTTGAGTTTGTAGCATGCGTTTGCTTCATCGTATTCTCGTTGGTATTCTCGAATGGCACGGACTGCGAGCGCGCAGTTCATCTTGTCTATTCTTATCTTGGGGAGGATGAAGCGGATGGCTTCGATTCCGTCTGCCACTTCTGTCTTTGGCGTGAGTTGGAAGTGCCAGCCTGCGCGTCTTGCTAGCATTAAGCGGGATTGATACAATGCAACTCATTGCTGGAGTAGCTCAGTCTGGTAGAGCATCATGGCGTTTCGGCGCGTTAGGTCAATGGTTCGAATCCATTCTCCAGCACTACACTATGAGCGACAGTATTGAAGCGCATATGTCTTTAGGCGCCATGAGTCCGAAGGGCTATAGAGAGGCTAGCCACATGGATGCGTTTTTTTAGCCTGCGCTCTCCAACAAAGAGAGTAACACGTGGATATTGATTCAATTTTTAACCGTGTAGTATTTGACGCAGAAGATAGGGCGTATCATTCTGAGCTTTACAATAAAGTGAAAGAGTTTGCTCAGGGAATAAATGAAAGGTGTCCAGATTCGGCTGATAAGACTTTAGCGATGCGTGCTTTTCATATGGGGTTAATGCATGTAGGTGCGGCTCTTGCAAAACAACAAAAATACATTGCGGACTAGAAAGGGCGTATCTATGATAGAAAACAACAACGAAGTAAATTACGACGAGCCAAGCATAGAAGATATAGCCAAGATGCAATGGCAGCGCAAAGCATTTGTGTGCTCGCAAACGGGCTTAAAGCATTCTTGGATGGCTGTGGCTTGGATTAAAACAGAAAAGTCATCTCACGTAACCGCATTAATGTGCACTCAGTGTTTCCATGAAATCAATTTATCAGAAGCAAGAGAAAACTCATCAGTTACTTGATGAATGCCTTATACGCTTTGATTGACTTCTCTTTTTCAGATTTCCCTTTGGGCGTATTGTAATATTTTTTATAAGGTTCCCACAAAACATCAGGGTCGCATGATTCCACCTGAACTTTATATCGCTTATAAAACAATGCGCACATGGCTGTTGCAAGCTTCAAATCAGTTACCATTTCAATTGGCGAAGGCATTCTATGCACGGCAAAATTGAGGGTAAGCAAGTTGATAATGTGTTGATTGCGTACAATATAGTTAACCCAAAGGTCAGTAAACGAAGCAGGTTCAATTTGATAGATGCCAAGAGCAGGGCCTTTAATTTGCTTAACATATGTACCCCCTGCCGATTCTACGGCGCATGTAAAAACCATCAACTCGGCAAACTCTTTTGAATATATTTGTAGGTCACTTAGTGCTGGATTAACTATATATTCTCTGAATTGCGCAATATCAAACATGATAATTCCTGAACTTGAGTTATGATAATTGTAGTATAAAAAAAGGAGATTGTAATGGTATTCATAAATCCGGTGGAAATGTACAAAGAAATAAAGCACGGTGGAACCAAATATGACGAGAAAACCCACTGCCCAATGATTCTGGAAATATATCCACCAACAGGAAGATTAAGCGCATTTTGTGCTAAAGCACGAATCACTGAACAGACATTTTATAACTGGGTAAATAAGCACGTAGTTATGAGAGAGTGCTATCAATTCGCTAGAGTGCTAGCCAGAGAAGACTGGGAACAAGAATATCAAGACAATAAAGATGATGACATGTGGGATAAGAAGTATTGGCAGCTAAGAGGCAGTCGATATCTTGCTAAGGAGAATGGCGCAAAGATAATGCTTGATATAGATGAAAACGCAGACCCGTGGGTTCAATACACACAAATATTGAAACAAACAAAGAACGGTCACTTCACCGCGTCTGAAGTAAAGCAACTTATGGAGTCAGTTAATATTGGCACCCGTGTTCATGAGTCATTCAAATTGCAACAAGAAGTTGATAAGATGAAAGAAGATTTAACATTGATGGCTAACCGAAATGGCAACAATATTGTCTCAATTGCAAAAACTGCGTAAGAGCATCAACCTTCCATGGCACATAAAATTCGTGGATAGGGAGATAGAGCAGCATGAGTTTGAAGAGAAAGTGATATACATCCACATTACGATATAGGGAGACGATAATGGCTAATTTTTTTAAAAAGGTTGGAGATGCATTTTCAAAAACCGTCAATTGGATACCTCACACAACAGCCGCAGATAAGCGCCAGCAAAAAGCAACCATGGCAGCAACAACAGCGCAGATAGGTTATTACCAGGAACAAAAGAATCAGTTGGTAGCAAGTGCCGCAGAAGATACCGCGCAGAAAGCCACAGAAAGAAAACGGATAAACGAAAAACAAATACGCGCAAAGAGAGCGACATATCGATCAAGGGGAAGTGTTGCAACCACGCAAGATTCCTCTACTGTTGGCGATAAATTGGGTTAATTAAAAAGAGGTTCAACCATGGCAAATCCACCCGCAAAAGTCGGCCCAGATATACCTGATGCGTCAGATCAAATCCTATTGCAGCAATTCTTAAAGCGGCAAAAGAAAGCTCAAGGCGTGGCGTACCTATGGGCAAGCTTACTAGAGGCTTGCTATTACTACGCGGTACCTCAAAGAAATAGATTCTGGAGACCGAAGCAGCAACAAGGTGAATCAAAGGCCACGCGTATATATGATACAACGGCCGTAGAGGCAACTAAAACATTCGTTAGCAAACTACACGACGCAATGACACCACCAGGCGTTCAGTGGGGTTATTTGATGCTTGACGGCGATTTAACAACCGCTGATGTAATGGAGGTTGAAGAGGCACAAGGCGCTCTAGATGATTACATGCGTTCTTTGTTCAACTATATTCATGCATCGAACTTCGATGTTGCAATTAACGAGTGCTATTTTGATTTAGCTATCGGAACATCATGCCTTATTGTTAACCAAAATAATGACAGGACGCCATTAATATTTACGTCTGTCCCAATGGATATTTTATCCATTGAAGAGGCCATGACCGGACGAGTCGAATCATGGTATCGAACATGGGAAGATGTGAAGATAAATGAAATCACTCAGCGATGGCCAAAAGCTACAATTACCAAGCAGATGGAAGCCGACATTTTGCATGATAGAGATTGCATACAATCGAAGATTTATGAAGGAGTGATGTACAAGCCAGAGATGGGGGCTGCTCCATACTGCTACATGGTTACTACCGACATGGATATTTTATTTTGCGAATATCTAGAATCAAATCCCGGTATAGTTTGGCGCTTTCAAAAAACAAATAATGAAACATGGGGAAGAGGTCCAGTAATGGATGCACTGCCATCGATTATCTCTCTTCAAGAAATGGCCAGAGTGGAGTTAGCAAGTGCAAACCTTAATACATTTCGTCCGTACATGGGGTTCAGTGATAGTGTGTTCAATCCTCATACTTTCAAGCTTGAGCCTTTCACTATTATTCCTATTGCCCCTATTGGTTCTGGAGGTCAGTTGCCGCTTGTTCCGTTGCCTCAATCAGCAAGCCCAGAATTCGCGCAGCTCACAATCAACGATTTGAGATACCAAATAAAACAGCTATTGTTTACCGACCAACTTATGCAGGCATCGGCAGGTAGGGAATCCATCCAACCCACAACGGCTACGGAACAGATGGTAAATAAGCAGCAGCTTGCAGAGAGAATTGGGCCTTTGTTCTCAAGGCTTCAGCAGGAATTCCTGGAGCCGTTGGTTAAGCGTGTTGCTTATATCCTAGACAAGATGGGATTACTTCCCATGCCTAAGATAGATGGCAAACTTGTCCAGTTCAAATACAAGTCACCGTTAGCTCTGGCTAAAGGACAGCAAGAAATTTCTAGGCTTACTCAGTACCTGCAATTGATGCAGGGCATGTTTGGCCCAGACAAAGCGATGCTTTACATTAACCCGGATGTTGCTCCATGGGTTATTGCTGAGCAAATGCAAATTGATAAGCGATACCTCAATACTCCAGATGGAGTAAAGGCAGCAGCTCAATCAATACAAGACCATCAAGAAGAGGTTAATGACTCCATGATGGGTGGTGAACCATCTCAACAAGTACCACAATAAGGAATAAAAATGACAGATGAAAACCCATATATCCAGCCGGAGAATTATTATGCTGGGTATCAGGAATCGATAGATAGAATGAAAGAAAAACCTGACGTGGTGGAATTCGATAAGTTGTGCCATATGGTTTTTAATGCCCCTGACGGTAAAGCGCTCATGAATGAAATTGATAAACGTTTCATAATGCCAGCGCTAGCGTCACCAGCTAACCCAAACTATGACACCCTGGTTGTGTTCATGGAAGGGTTCAAAGAGGCGTTCAGAACCATTAAGAACTGTATTACAGCTCATGAGCAAAGAATAAGAGCGGAGGTAAGTTCACAATGACAAGCATTGACCCAAGTTTAACCCCTGATTCACCAAGCGAGTCTCCTTCATGGTATTGGGATGAAAACACTCCCGGACAGGGAGAGAGACCCGGTTATTTGCCGGAAAAATTTAAATCCGTTGCAGATGCTGCCAGGAGCTATTCTGAGCTAGAGAAGCGCGTTGGTTCCGCTCCAAATGAATACAGCCTAGAGAAAGGTCAGTCATGGATTGAGCCAGATTACGGCCCATTTCAGGACATGCTTTCTCTTGCCAAAAGCAAACATGTTCCGCAAGAAGTCATGGACAGCATGTTAGATTCGGTAGGAAAGTACCTCGATGAATTTAAAATAGATGGTACAGAAGAGCGCGCTAAATTAGGTGAAAAGGCTGAGGAAAGACTAGGGCTGCTGGATAATTGGATCAAATCCAACTTCACACCTGAAACACATAATGCCTTATCGGACAATTTAAAAACAGCCGAGGCTATCTTGGCTCTAGAAGAAGTGAGAAATAAAATGCTAGGTAGCTCAACTTTCATACCAAATTCAAATCATGAAGCAGGAACAAACGTACCCAGCTTGCAAGATGTTCAAGCAGAAATGAATCAAAATTTATCTAAGTATAAAACAGATCCAATCTACAGGCGTGAACTTCAAGGCAAGATGGAAGCGGCTAGCAAGGGTTCGAATTATCAAGACAAAGCAGCTTATTGATCGTATAATATGAGGATTGCCACACTTCTCGTCGAAAATTAGTGTGGCTGGGCGTACGTTTCAAATACAGGTTAATTATATCAAATGAACATCTTTCAAACAACCCCAAATCAAAAATCATACTGCAAACAATATACTCTTGTCGGCTTTTTGTCGTCTGGAGTTTTTGTTCATGTTAAAAAAGGAACTTAATTAAATGAGCAATGAAGCTACAAATGAACTTTACAAAGAGACCTTCTTATTCGTTCCATCACATATCGTAGACCTACCCGGGATGACTATTGGGAGGCTCAAATTTTACTCTGCGATATTTCAGTTATGGCATAAAAACATGCCTTGTTTTTTATCAAACGATATATTATCAGAAAGGTCTGGCCTGAAAAAAACACAGATAATAGAAGCATTTTTGTACTTTGAAAAGCACAATTGTTTATCTAGAGTGCAGAAAGGAAGCAGGAGATATATCGTACAACCAACGCTCAAAATAGAATCATATAATTCTGAAAATAACCAACATACCGGTCTACCGGTACCGTGTTCAATAAATACCCAGGGTACCGGCCTACCGGTAGTGGGGTACCGGTCTACCGGTATGCAGGGTACCGGTGAACCGGTACATAATATAAAGAAGATTAATATAAAGAAATTAAATAAAAAGGAGAAAGAAGTGATAGACCCAAATTACCAATATCCAGAAACATATTTCCAAATGGCTGAAATACAAATGCCAAATGAGAAACAGGTATCCACAAACACTAAAACAAGTTTCGATGTATTTTGGAGCATCTACCCCGTTAAGAAAGGGGAGCATCGAGCAAGGCAACAATGGATTCACGATGGATGCGATCAGATATCAGATCAAATAATCGAAAAACTGAAACAACAGATAGCAAGAGATAAAGCGTTCAAGGACGGATTTATTCCCAACCCACAAAAATATTTATGCGAAAAAAGATTTGAGGATGAAGTGCAAGAAATTAAAAAAGGTCACTACGATTACAAAAACACTGAATGGGCATCAAGCAAGTTCAATGACATTTTCGATGAAATAAATTAATCAAGGAAAACAAATGAGCCAAATAGATTCAAAAGCAATAGACGTAGTTAACGCCTTATTCGAAAAAATAATCCGCCTTAAGCCAGCATTCAAACAAGCATGGCCAACCGATTATGATTTTCAAATGGTAAAAAGAGAATGGCTGTTATCATTTCAGAGAAATAACATACACTCACTAAATCAAATAAAAAAAGGAATTGATAAACTAACCGACGCCAAAACAGCTTTTGTTCCATCACCAGGTGAATTCATTCAATTATGCAAAATAGGCCCTGAAGATATTGGGTTGCCACCAACAGAAGACGCTTACAGGGAGGCATGCCTTAAATCAAACCCAACCTATGGGGAGAAAAAAAACTGGTCTCATGCTTGTGTTCAATGGGCAGCAAGACAAGTAAGCAGCCACACATTATGCAGCACATCACGATCTTTTTCCTTTCCATTGTTTGAAAAGCATTACATGGATTCGGTTGACCTTTTCCAAAAAGGCGAAATAAGAAATCAAATTGAAAACAAGCAAGACGAATCCGTTGAAATTAAAAAACAAAAAGATGTTGTCTTGCCGCAATATAAAAATTCGAAAGGAATTGGTGATGCGCTTAAAATCCTAAAAGGTGGTTATGTTGACACAGAAAAAAAACCAGCGAATAATATAACAAACCAAGGAGAACTTTAGCCTGGGCCCGAAAGGATAACCCACTCACGGTGACAAGCCCTAAGACGTTGACGATTAATTTCTTATAACTTTTAGGGGACTCAAAATGAGTACATCTCTTACCGCCGTACAACAGATTGAATATGACGCGCTTGTAAAAGCGGAATATCATTCAACAGGTTTCTTGCTTCGCGATTCAGCCAGAATGAAATATGACGTAATTGGGGCTTTCGTTGATTTTCGTAAAGTCAATCAAGTTATCTCTGTACCTACTGCTTATTCTCAAGCTGTTGCGATTCAAGATCCAGGTTACACAAAAGAAACCGCAATTCTTCAAAAATACACAACGCCTACTGCTGTAGACAGCGTGCAAGAATTGACCGTTAACTTTGACACCAAAATGGAAAATGCGATGTTAGTCGCTCAAGCCATGGGTCGTCGTAGTGATCAAATCATGATTAATGCTTTGGCTGCCGATGTTGGTTCAACAATTCCAGCAGGTGCTACAAACTTCACTTACGTGAAATACACGCAAATGATGCAGTTCTTTGAAAACCACGGCGTTCCATTAGGCGACCGATTCGTTGCAATGTCTGCATCTATGTTCCAAAGCTTATTGCAAGCAGAACAATTCACATCAACATTCTTTACGCAAAACCGCGTTTTAGATCGTGCGATGGTAAAAGAATATTTAGGCTTCAACTTGGTCATCATTCCTCAAATGACAGAGGGCGGATTGCCTTACAATTCAGGAACAGGCGTGCAGACTGCTTTAGCATGGCATAAAATGGCCGCTGGGATGGGTATAGGGCACGATTTCCGTACAGAGATACATTATCTACCCCGTGAAACATCGTGGCTTATAAACGGCGTATTCTCGGCTGGGGCGGTTGTTGTAGATAATCGCGGTACATTAGCTATCGATTGCGTTATCAACAACATCTAAGGGGATTCAAAATGGCTTTTACACTTTACAACTGGTCATGCGTATCTAGCTCTCTAAACCAGGGCTTAGTTAGCGCTGCAATTTCAACGCCTTCAAGCGACACAACCGTGCTTCAAGGCTCAATGAATTTGTTCAGTTATTACAGCTTAGACTCAGTAGCTACAATTTCAGGCGCTAATTATTTCTTGCCTGTTATTTTCCAGCTTTGTGTTAATGATGTAATCATGGTTACAGGTTCTGATGGCTCTATTTTCCTTCAGGTAGCAACATTGGTTTATCCAGATGATGTTAGCTCAGGCTCAGTAACAACACTGTCATTTACTCCGGCTGGTGCTGTAGGAACTGCTAACATCACCAACCTGGCAGTTACCACAGATAAAATTGCTGATGCTAACGTGACACTTGCTAAACTTGCTGCTGGCATCGCTCCAAGCCATGTCGTTAAGTTTGCTGGAAAAGATGTTAGTGCTGGCGGTTCTGCAACGGTGGTTATCACTGCTACAGGTGTTGCTGCTTCTGATGTTGTTTTTGCTGATATTCAAGCAAGTGCGAATGCGGTAAATATCCAGAAAGTCACCCCAACAACAAACACTATCACTGTGTTATGTTCGGCTGACCCTGGTGCCGCTACTATTTCGTACCAAGCTTTACGCGCAGCAGTATAACGCGTTGGTGTGCGCCTCGTAATGGGGCGCTCATTTAGGTTGAGGTTTAAAAAGGAAGTTATATGGCAGTTACAAAAACAGTGATCGTAAGTAATGCCATAACGCTACTTGGACATGCTCCAATCACGAGTTTAGACAATGCGGACAAGATGGTAACGGCCGCAGTTCAAGCATTTGATTTTTTATTGCCGGACGTTCTTAGTCAGAACAATTGGCGATTTGCTACAAAAATTCAGCCACTCACCTTATTGGTTGAGAAGCCGCCAGAGCCATGGACAGCCATGTATCAGCTGCCTTCAGGATTCTTGAAGTTGCTTAGGCTTTATCCAAACATATACGAATTCGATTTATATAATAACTCTAAGCTTTATACTCTCCTTGGCGTCCCATCAAGTGAGTCTCAGCCATTCAGCATTGAATATATTTTCATGCCTCAGGTTGAACAATTGCCCCCAAGATTTACAGTATATTTTGCGTATGTCATCGCAAATTATCTCGCACTTAGCAATGCTCAACGACCGGATTACGCATCATATCTTCGTCAAGAGTGCCAAGCTAAATATGCAATGGCCGCTGCAAGTGAAGCTCAGAACAGGCCAAACTACTCTCAAGTTTTATTCCCTGTATTGGCGAACAGGGCAATTAGTGGGTTTGTTGGGAATGGGGGTTAAATGGCATTTCAAACTTGGTCGCAAGACATTTTTACCAAGGGAGAGATATCACCCCTCCTGGCTGCCCGCGTATCTATTGCCCCATATTACAACGGCTTAAAAGTTGCAAAGAATGTTATCACCTATCCGCAGGGTGCAGCAGGAAAAAGGTTTGGAACGATATATCAAAATAAAATAGAAGGCGTAACAAACGCCAACCAAATATTCTTTAAGTCCATGCAATACCTGAACGAATGTATTTATTTGCTTTGCTTTGTTCCAAATGCGATACGAATTTATTTAGAGGGGATATTGGTTGCAACAGTGGCAACTACTATCGGTGCAAATGAAATTAGATTGATTGACTATACAATTCTAGATAACATCTTCAGAATCACATTGGGCGTTATCGCCCCACAAGATGTAACAAGAGGCGCTAACACAGCCAACTTAATTGCTGCGGCGTCCGCCAATCTTTTGACGCTAACAACGCCTGTAGTCGCCGGATTAATATTGCCAGTTAGATTCACAACAACTGGCACACTGCCAGTAACAAGCCCGCAGATTTTAGCAAGCCGAACTTATTTTGTTTATTACGTAAGTACAACACAAGCTGAAATATATAATTCCGCGCCAGATGCAAAAGCAAGAAGAAACCCATTTATAATAACAAGCAATGGCGCAGGAACAAACAACTTAATCCCATTGAACAACTGGGTTATTAATCCAACCTTTTTTAGATTCAGGCCAACGTTTGATTTCGGTGATGTGAATTATGATTCATATACATTCACTCCAGGCGCTGTAACAGGATTTAATATAACACTTACATCTAGCGTTGCAATATTCAATGCTACATACATTGGCGGAACATTCTCTGATGGAACATCAGTTGGTCGAATCATATCGATTGATTCTCCTACGGTTGCAAGAATGGATATACAAGTTCCTTTTGCAGCTGTAACACCAATACCTGGAAGCCAAGCATTCTTGACTGAACCAGCATGGTCTAACCTTAGAGGATGGCCTCGCGTATGCTCATCATTCCAGAATAGAGCATTTTTTGCGAATACAGATTTGTTATCAAATGGGCTGTGGGGCTCATTCATTAACGACTACAATGACTTTGATGACTCAGAAACTGACGCAGACAATGCAATATCTTGGTATCCAACATCAGATGACATTAACTACATCCGATTTATCGTGCCTTACAGGTCGCTAACGATACATACAAACTCAGGGGTATTCAGCACGCCATTAAGCGTAGAAACAGCCATAACCCCATCCAACTTCAGTTTAACGCTACAAGATAGCACTCCTGCTGAGGCAGTTCAGCCAAGAGGTATTGATAATCAAATCGTTATTTTATCAGGTAATGATGCGCATTCTTTGCTTTGGGATGGTTTCAACAATGCTTACCAGAGCAACATCATTTCTATCGCTAATGAACAGCTTATACGCTCTCCAGTGGATGAGGCTGCTTTTGTTGATCTCACCCGAGCAGGCTCTAGGTATATGCTTATTGTTAACTTGGATGGCAGCGTTGCGATATATCAAACATTAATATCAGAAGACGTGCAAGGGTTTACGCCAGCAGTATTGGAGCAGAGTTATGGGAATGCGTATTTCAGATGGGTTACAACATCATTTGATGGCAGGGGATGGTTTGTTACCGAGCGAGAAATCGCAACAGAATCTGCACCTATTGCGATTTCTGGATTCACCTCTTCATCGCTTGTGGCAACAGGAAGTTCATTTTCCACAACTTCACCGACAGCTGTGCAGTTTACAACGGCTGGTTCATTACCCTCTTCAGTTCCTGAGTTAGAAATAAATGAATGGTATTGGGTGGTTGGGATTGATGCTAATTCATTCCGTGTTTATGCAACGCAGGCAGACGCAATAGCTGGCGTAGACGCATTAATATTTTCCAGCGCAGGAACATCAAGCAGCGTTGTTCCGTATCCGCTCGTCACCAACTTCTTTATTGAGGAATTAAGTTTTTCATCTAAGGTTGATTGCGCCGTGGATTATTCAGGAGCCCCAACTGATACCTTTACTGGTACAGGTGTTCCTAACTTCAATGCGCAAAAAGTTTTAATTGCAGGAGATGGGTACGGGTTTGAGTATGAGGGAATAAATGATGAAGTAAAAACATCAGCTCATGGAATAGATTTTCCTGTATCTACCGCTCAATTCGGATTCCCTATCAACATAGATATTGAGCCATTACCATTATCTGTATATGGTTCAAATGTTAAAGCATCCAACTTGATGACCCCAACCCATATACGTGACGTGATATTCATGTTTGCTGATACGATTGGTGGCGAGGTAAATGGCGTCCCTATCGCAATGGATACATTCGCACAAACCCCCTTTGGTTCTCCTCCAGTACCGACAAATGGGATTTATGAAATTACATTAATGGCTGGATGGGATGATTTCCAAAATATCGGTTTTAACATAACCCATTCAGCACCATTTGATTTTAAATTAATTGGGATATTCTACAAAGTCGATGTTTAGGAGGCCAAAATGGCAACACCATTACCAACACTAGATCCATTTTCATTGGCTATGCAAGCAGCTGGCGCAGTATTTAGCATCAAACAAATGAAGAACAACAAGAAAATGATTCAAATGGGCCGCCAACTTGAGCAAGCTTCATTTGAAACCAACATGGCGGCCGCAGCCGCTGAATACGCGCAGTCATCTCTACAAGCAATGCAAGAGCTAAGAAAGAACATTGGAACACAAATAGCAATTAATGCCGCCAGGGGCGTGCAGAGCTCAGCAGGAAGCGCTTCGGCATCAATTCGTGAATCAGGTCAAGCATTTGAAAGTGATGAGAAATCAAGAAGAATGAATTTATTGGCAAAAGAAAATCAATTAAGAGCTAATGATGTATTATCAGGATTGCACACGCTTCAATCCGAAACAAAGCTAGGGCAGTCACTGACTAATCAATTGTTCAACCAACTTCCAATAAGCGCATTAGATAAAGAATTTGGAATCAGTGAAGGACTGAGAGGATTTGGGAAGACCGTATCAAAGTCTGTTAAATCAAGCTTTGGGCTAGAATCTATCTAAGGAATTAATCATGGCATTAGAAAACGATTCAAAAACCAATTCACCCAATGTTGGAATGAGAGGCAATCCTCAGGATTTACCAACGTTAAAAAGCTCTGTTGGAATAAGCACTCTATCCCAAACACCAGACTTTGTTGGCGCTATGAACGATTTAGCTACCACTCCAACAGCCTTAGGAACACTTGCGTCTAAAGCTTCGGTGGGCGCATCTAATGCCATGATGGATAGCCTAGGTTATGAGTTAGGCAAAGACCCACATGGTGAGCTTCTACCATCAATAACTGATGCTGATAAACGATTCTCCGATGCTTATTCAAATCAAGCACAAGCAACGCTTGGTTTGCAAGCTGACAAGATGATGGGGGATGCTCAGTTAGAACTAAGTAAAGCCAACCAACTTACGCCTGAAATGATTGGCTCATATACTGAAAATATGGCTAAGGCTGCACAACAAATAACAAGCTTGGCGCCATCAACAGTTAAAGGCGCACTTGAAAATGGTATTGCCTCGTCCATACAAAGAACCAGCCTGCAATTAAATCAAAAGATGATTGGCCAGCAAAAAGAAAGAGCTAAAGACCAGGCAAATCTATACGCACAGAACATGACAAAAGATATTTATGAAAACGCCATGTCGGGCAACATTGACGCAGCAAAATCTCAATACCAAGATTCAGTTTCAATAAACGCTAAAAGGCGAGCAAATGGTGAGATTTCAGCAACCCAAGAAGCAGCAAGCAACTCGGCAAACAAGCAAACACTACTCACTGGGTATTACGCCTCCCAAGCATTGTCAGCCAAAAAAGATGGAAAGATGGATGAGTTCCTTTCCGGAATGGCAAATAACAAGCCAGATGGGATAACGTATCTTGATTGGCAAGCTGTAGGTAAAAATGTTCTGGGCGTAGTATCTGGTCAAGAGGCACTTGAAAGACGCGACCAATCTTTAAATGCAGCACAATTTGATTTAGCTATTTTAGAGAACAGAGTTACGGCGGACACAATTGAAGAGCTGAGACAAAAGCAAACGCCAGAACAATTCGCTAGGTCTATGGGGAAATACGTTGCCAGCCAAAGCAAATCGACCTCTCAAGATGAAGCATTAGAAGCGCTTAATTTAGGCAGCGCCGTATCAATGGCAGATGCAACCAGCAAAACAATAAATGCTAAATTTAACCAGATGACGCAAGACAAAATCCAGAGTTCAATTAATTCTGGAAAGGGTGAGATTAGTCAAATAGAAGCCAAAACAGAAATAGCAAATGGCGCAGCTGCTCCTATCCCTCAGTTTGTATCTGAATTGAATAACATGGCTATTTCTGGCAATGCTGCACTTATGATGCAAGCCAGCAATGCATATAGGGTTCTTGGGGGATTAAAGGCCCCCATAGATAGAACCTCTCAAGCAATGCTATTTGGATTTGATAGCCAAATTCAACAAGGTAGAACGCCAGAAGAAGCTGCTTCTATTATGAAGGAAAACATTGGAACAAAATCTAATGAGCAAATAGAGGCTCTGGATAATCAGTGGAAGCAATTTAAATCGGAAAACCTGAAGACCTTTGATGACCAAGTGCGATTTGCAAAAAAGCTCATGGACATTCCTTGGCGTGCAGATGTTCCCAATTTGCCAGCATTAACCTTGCAAGCCAACAAGGCATTTGAATCTAATTTGAAATTACTAGGTGGAGATGTTGAGGCAGCCAAAGCTATGACATCTCATAATTTAGAGCAAAGCTATGGAACAACTTATACCAATGGTCGGAAAGAATACACTTACTTGCCAATAGAAAAGTTTATGGGGATTGAAGACGGCTCCGCATCTGGGATTATACAAAATGAAATGGTTCAGCAAGTAATACCTCAGCTTGAAGCAACCAAGAAAGCTTTTGATGAAGGGAGAAACGATTTTTATTACCGCGTTCAAGACAGGCCATCATTTGAATCGGCAATGGCTGCTCGACAAGAAATGGCGCAATTGAATTCTAAGACCTCAAAGGGCAATCTGCCTGAAGCTGATTATGTTAAGTTCAATGAAAAAATGAATTCGCTTCAATCAGTCATCAATCAATACAAAGAAAACAAGCCTGTAAAAATTGAAAAAGTTTGGGCGACTGGCACTGTTGAAGAATTTGAAATGAATATACAGGCCAGTCCAAGCATGGGGCTTGGTGTTAATTCAGCCACACCTATTGCCGGTGCATACGATATAAGCATAAGAACAAAAGGTGGCAGGCTTGGCCCTATTATTGGGGTGGATAATTTAACAAGTGGCAATATAGTCATGAGACCAGACTTGAACAAATTAAGGGCGCAATATTTTGCTATAAATGGCCTGCTTGGTTCTCAAGATGAGTACAATGAAGAATGGTTTAAAGCGTACAAGCAAAAACCAAAAAAAATAACTGACGAGCAAAGAATAGAGCAATTCCTACAAGACGAGGGGTAAAGAATGGCATTGAATTCTATTGATTTTAAATCAGATGAAGAGCTTCTTCATTTAAGAGACAAGGTTATGACGCCCGAATCTCTATATGGTCATGACGATACCAAGAACATTAATTCAGATTTACCCGTTGATATTGATAATGGATTTAATCCGACCCAGCCTCTCTTTCAACCTTTTATTAAGCCAGACCTTAGGAATAAAAAAACACAATCGCCTGGATTTTTTGAAACGCTAGGTCATTCATTTAGTGAAAACAATGAAATATTTGAAGCGGGTAGATTTGTAAGTTCGTCACTTGAGCACGCCAACGCTTTACATGATGAAGTTCCTTCAGATTGGACCCCATATACATTGGATGCACTGCAAGGAATGGACGCCCAAAAATACGGAAGTTATATATTTGACGCTGTCAGCCCTCATGAACAAGAAGCAAGAAGACAGCATGTCTTCGATAAAATGAGGGACGAAGAATATTATAATGACGGCAGCATTGTGGCCAAATTTATTGGTGGTGGACTAGGCGCAGTAACAGGCCCATCAATGGCTTTGTTCCCATTGTCGGCGACTTTAAAATACGCCAAAGCTGGCCAGAATATAATTCAGAATATATTGCGCACGGCACCGGAATTAGCGCTTCAATCAACCGCACATAATGCCTTTATGGAAGGAACAAAGATTGGTGGGAATACGGAAGACTTTGTTGTTAATTCATTAAGGGACGCTACAGCCGCAATTGTTTTAACTGGTGGCGCTGCTGCATTTGGTTCTGTGGTATCTGGTGGGAAACTTTATAATGCCAGGCAGGCTATCAATTTAAACCACGAAGGATTTGACGTAAAGTTCAGAGTGGGGATAGATGGGAAAGTGGATGAAGCTTTCCCGTACGAAGCTTATCCACTTCCGGGTGTTAATGCTAGCGCCATGCAGGTTAAAGCATCAAATGATTTTATTAATAGCCGGATGGCAAAAGAAGGGCTGTTTAAGTTAATACCCGGTTTAGATAAGGCAGCAGGATATCTTAGTCCGGTAACTAGAATGCTTAACCACAGCTACTTAACAACCAGCCAGTTCGCCAACAGACTTTTCGATCACTCCATAATCACCAAAGGATTGGCTGCGGGACAAACTGCAAAAGATAATTTTGAAAGAATAATGTGGGACATTTCCGGCAATACCAAGCAAATGGGTTGGATGCTGGAAGGTCTTCGCGCCGAGGCAAACGGCATCCAAAATGGTGGCGCAGCTGATAAGGCAATGAAATCACTTACCCAACGAATGAGCAAAGGCCCTGCGTTTGATAAAGAACAGTTTGGTAGCGCTGTATCGAACGTCATTAGAACAGGTGAGCAGCATGACAACAAATCAGTAAATGAAGCGGCTAATTTTCTTAATCAGCACCTAACTAATACGTACTCAAGGTTCTTAAAGGCTCATGGCTTAAGTGAGGACATATTGTCACCTAGAACAGCGGTTGATTATTTAATGAGAAATTATAATCAAGACATGCTTGTTCAAAGACCTGGCCAATGGTCGGATGTTGTTTCATCGGCACTAAAAGAGCAAGATGAACTGATTGAGTCATTAGTAAATCCAATTGCAAATCAAGAGCAAATTGTAAATAGGTACAAGGATGCTATTCTTTCCAACAAAGGAAAATCAGATTTAGAAATAAAAACTCAAAGCAAAACACTTGAATCTCATCAAGCTGAATTATCTAGATTAAAAAATGAGCTAGATGAAAGAATGAGGGATGATGAAAGTCTTCATATCTTACTTCAAGAAAGAAACTTTATGTCCGCGTCTGATGTTCGTGAAATGAAAGAACTTTTTAAGCCGGTTCGCCAACAAGAACTGAAGATAGAGAAGATTAAGTCAGAATTAGATGCCGTAAGAAAGCAACGCAATACATCTAAACAACAGTTATTAAAAGCCAAAACTGACAAAACAAAGACCAACCATTCAAGCAAATTTGATGCGCATTCAAAAAACATAGATAGACTAGAACAGAAGCTGCGCGAAATGGAAAATGAAGTACAAGATATGCAGGCATCAATAAATGGCAGAGCAATGAACGGTGAAATAAATCAACGTTTATTCACGCGCAACCCAAAAACAAATATCGTTGAATTCAGAAAGATTTCTTCGCCTAAGTTTAGAGCTGTTTATGAAGATGATAGCGCTAGAATTCAAGCGGCAATGGCTTACCGTGAAACCATAATGAACTCAACTCCAGAGCAGCTTGGGCGACAAATGCTGGGAACTTTATCATCTGGTAATTTAGAAAATCCATTAGGGGTTCGCTCTCTTATGATTCCTGATTCCGTATTACAGTCGGGGGGGTTTTTATCAAATGATTTAACTAGAAACGTTTCTGTTTATGATTTGGTTTTAGGTAAGAAAACTGCCTTTAAAGAAGCATTCCAAGGTTTCGGCGTTACAGGAAATGAGGACGGAATAATAGGCGTAACCAATCAGTTGCAAGAAGAATGGCGGATAAAAGAATCACAAATAGCAGCTATGCCAGCAGATAAACAAGCCAAAGCTTATGCAAAAAACAATAAAGAATTTAAAAACGCTACAGCTTTAATTAAAAAGGCTTATGACCATGCCATGGGAAATGGAACAAGAAGTCGTGGTCAAAGAATGTTTTCAAAGGGCGTAAGAGATTTTTCTGTGGCTACTCGTCTAGGCTCCGTTCCTTTGACAATGATTACCGATATTGGCGGTGTGTTTTTAAATAATTCATTTATAGAAGTGCTTAGAGATGGATTATTGCCAATGGTAAAAACGGTTAATGGTAAAGTTAAGAACTCACAAGGAGCGGCTTATCATGAAAGCGCCTCTCATCTTTCCATCGCCATGGAACATATGGGTAATGCTTATATGGATAAGGCATGGAATTCATCAACGATGGCCGATGTTAGCGTTGGGGGAAAACTATCTAATGGATTAGAAGGTCTTGCACATTTGTCCGGTAATTTATTTGGCACAAATTACATGGATAATTTCATGCAGCGAATGGCCGCGAATGTTACTCAAAGTAAAGTCATGAAATATATGCATGACTTTAAAGAGGGTAATTTGTCATCTAAGAATGAATTGTCTTTAAAAAGACTTGGCATTGACCCAGCCGAATGGTCAGATAGGTTTATTGATAGCTATAAGCGCTCAGGTGGCGAGACAAATGGATTTGGTGGATATTATTCAAAATACTATGTGTGGCAAGACCAGCAAGCCATGCTTAAAATGTCTAATGCTATAAGGTCTGGCGTAAGAGCTTCTGTTCTGAAGAAAGGTCTAGGCGATGCACCATTCTGGACAAATGACCCGTTATGGGGCTTGTTCTCTCATCTTAAGGGTTGGATGTTCTCCGCATTTACTAGATACACTGTTCCTATGATGCAGAGGATGGATGCTGAAAAAGCACTTGGATTGGGCGTTATGCTTATGACGGGCAGCATGGTTGACCCATTAAGGGCATGGACTCGTGGTGAGGAATATGATTTTGAAGATAAAGCCAAGTTTGGACTTGCTGCTTTAAATAACTCTGGAGCACTTGGAATTATTACAGACGTTGTCCAAGATTTAAATGCACTAACTGGCGGTGAACTCCTGCCAAAAATGCAAAGCGACAGATACAGAAATAGATCTATTGTAGGTATCGCAGGTGGCCCGCTTGCAGGAATGGCAGACGACATTGTTAACGTTGTCGCCTCTGTAGTTTCAGGAAAGGCCAATCAACAAGACATGAATAAATTTGTTCGTTTAGTTCCTTTGTCTCAAGCATGGTATTTACGATTCTTAAGTAATAAACTAGTTGAAGCTATGGACTTACCCAAAAACAGAGCTAGTGCCGATGGCTGGTTCGATTAAGGAGCATAAAAAATGCCAGTTCCCTACCCAATCATTGATGACGTCCTACCATGGACACAGGCCATTGCAGGGGCTAGTCAATTTATTTACTCAACGACTTGGACAGCAAACGTTGCAAGTGATATTCAAGTATATTCAAGACTGCCAAACGTTCCTGCTAACGATGCATTACAAGCCGTTTCTTCAGATGACTACACAGTTGAATTTATTGGCGATGAAAATATTGTTCAGGTCACATTTTTGCCTGGACTGAATCCACCACAAAATAACATTGTTACCATCATGCGCAACACGCCTACTGACCGCATGAATTTATATAGCAATACTATATTCACTCCTTCAATGTTGAATAGTGACTTTGGCACGCAGATTTTAACGACACAACAGAATCAGCTATACAACCAACAAATTACTCCAAGGTACAACAACTCAGCGACTGTTGTTGTTCAAGATCCTATTACTGGAGTTGGTGGAGACCAAATTTTACCTATTCTTGGCGCATTGCAAGGGTGGGTTAAGGATTCCAACAATGATGAAATAATTGCCTATGACTTTCCTGATGGCGGCGGGCTTGCACCAAATTCAGCAGAATATGTCCTACAGACAGCTAATGCAGACCTTGATAATGCTGTTGCACTAGATGAGTTCGCAAGTGGTTTCATGGTTAATACATTAGGAACCGGATTCACTGCGACAAGAATTATCACTCCGGTTTCAAGACAAACAACAGTTGCCAATGGCAATGGTGTTTCTGGAAATCCAGTAATTGGCATCTCTGATAATGCATTATTTCCAGGAACGGCGGGCGTAGGAATTCCAGAAGGTTCTACAGCTGAGCGACCCGCTTCTCCTTTGGATACATCATTTAGATTCAATTCCACTATTCAGAACCTAGAATACTGGGATGGTTCATCATGGGTGCAGTTGAGCGAAGTTGACGGTGTTGTTTCTGTATCTGGAACCGTCAACCAAATTGACGTGGATAATACCGACCCACAAAACCCCATGCTTTCCTTGTCTGAAACAATCGATACGCCGGGAACATTTACGATTCAGTCTTCAGTTGTTGTGGATGAGATAATCAATGATGACACTATGGCAACGGCTACAGGGTCAAACATAGGTACAGCTCTATCAATAAAAACATATATAGATGATTTAATTGCAGGCACGGTATTTACAGTAGCTGGCACCGGAAATGAAATAGATGTTGATTCAACTGACCCTCAGAATTTGATTTTATCATTAGCCGATAATGCAATCTTACCAGGAACTGGCGGCTTCACTCTTCCAATGGGTACAACCGCTCAACGTGCTGGCGCTGCTGGGACAATGCGGTTTAACTCACAAACATCAGTGTTTGAGAGTACAGTCGATGGCGTTGCTTGGGCTACGATTGATACCTCAACGTCTGGTGATGTGGATTCGATTATCGGGACGGCTAATCAGGTTTTGGCTAATGGAACGAGTGGCATATCTCAGGCTGGGAACGTTACGCTTACGTTGCCGCAGAATATTAATACTACTGCTACGCCTATATTTGCCGGGTTTAATGATAGCAATGGTATTCCTGAGTTAAGGTTCACAACGACTGCCAGCGCAAATAATTATTTTAATATTCAAAATGCGATTGGAGCGCCAGTATTATCTATTGCTGGATTATCTACAAATGCAGGAATGACATTTGCAGTTAAAGGATTGGCCGCTTTTAGTTTTCAGACTGAAGCCAGTGCAAACATTATTAATATTAATAGCGGGACAGGACTTCAGCATACAACAGCATTTTCCTTCGCAAACACTGCCGCAACACAATTTGTCACATTCCCCGACGCCACCGGAACCCTACTAATGACCGGGGTGGCTATCAATAGCGTCCCAAGTATTAGTTTTGGTGGTACGGCTTTGGATAATTATACTGAGAACAATTGGACGCCCATAGACGCGAGTGGCGCGGGGTTGGTTTTTACAACCAGCATAGGAAGATATACTAGGGTGGGAAGAATGGTTGTTGCTAGCTGTCAAGTCACCTACCCTGTGACTGCAAGCGGACTCACCGCACTCATCGGAGGGCTTCCTTTTCTTTGTGCTAATAATACTGGGTCGCTAGGGGGCGTCGTAATGTATTCCAACGCATCATCTCTTAGATATTGTCTTAATGCAGTTAGCTCAACTATTTTTCAGCTTTTTAATTCGATTGGTTCGCAAATTACAAACACGGCAATGAGTGGCTCCGTTTCTTATTTCCAGTTAACTTATTTCGTTTAGACCAAATTTACACGATTATTAAAGGAGAAAAAAATGGCCCTAGATGTAACAAGTACAATTTCAAACATTTTACAAGACTCTGGTCATCCGCAGCCATCTTATTTGGTTTCTGATAGCCGGGCCATGTATCCAGGTCAGTTCATGTTAAACAATTTAAACAACGACCTATATATTTGCAGTGACAATAGCGACCAGGAAAACCTGATATGGAATAGATTGTTGCGTGAAGACCAAATTCCACAATCCGACTGGGACCAAACGGATGATGAAGCATTAGACTACATCAAAAACAAACCAGTACGTTCTGCATCCTATAATGCGCCCGTACTTAATGTCGCTTTTCAAATTAGTGAAACGCGCGATGCCATGGCCATTTATAGCTTCGAATTAGTTACGGATGATGAGCTAGAGTTTATGATAGCTGATGATGAGTTAATGAGCGTTAATGCCCAACTTGTCAGCATGATTGGGGCAGTAGGCATATCTTCAATCAGTGGATTTGTTCTGGCGGGTAAATGGTGTCAGTTGGTTACGTCAGGTTCGCCATCAATGGCTATTAGCCAAGTGGTTTTATTATAAGGAATTCAATATGTCAGTAATTTACATTATCCCCGTTGACTCCAATGGGAACTTTATCAACGGCATGCAGATACCAATTGATAGCTGCGCTAAAACATATGTGTATGATGGTGAGATTGTAGAAACAATTACCGTTGAATGGATGGATGGAACGTATATTCAGACATACACAAATGATGGGACAAACATCACATCAGTGACTGGCTGGGTTCTTCAAGAATAAATCCAAGTAGAAATAGCAGTTAATTTATGATTTAATATTTTGCCGATGTGTTGAGCGTCGGCATAACTCAACAAGGATTCATAATGGAACTTATTCATGATTTAGTTTCTCAAACAGAAGAGAAAGTAAAAAAAATTGAAGCTCAGATTCAACAATCAATTGCAAACCACAATACTTTGCAAGGATATTTAATAGCTACTAAAGAGGCTCTTGTTGCTGCTCAAGCAATAATTGACGCGGTGGCACCCCATTCAAGCTTGTCCAGTGCCTGCCATGCTGTCGCCGACGCTGTTGACGGTGCTGCTGCTATCGTAGATGCTGTTGAGCATATGATGGAAGGTTAAATTTTTAGGAGAATAAAATGGCTGCATCAAACAATAAATCTATGACACCAAATTTCGATAATCTAGAGAAAGCAGTTAAAGCTTATAGTGACAAAAAAAGAGCTTATGAAAAATCCCATACAGGCCGAGATGAGCCATCTTATGAAAGATATAAGGATGAGCAATCTAGGGTTTATAGAGGGAAGTAATCCACGAATCCAACTTATTTTTAAACTCCCGCCAGTATGGCCGACCCTGTACTGGCACCCTAATTTAGGAAATATTTGAGCGGAATAACTATCGAACTTCCTTGGCCTCCTAGCATAAACCATTATTATTTAAGGCGCGGGAACAGAACCTTTATTGGCCCTAAAGGGGTTGAGTACAGGAAATCAGCAATTATTATATGTAAACCGCACATTGATTCTTTCCCAAATGATAAACGACTCCACATGTCTATAGAGTGCTATCCTCCAGATAGAAGAAAGAGAGACCTGGATAACCTCGGAAAATGCATAGCTGATTCTTTGCAGCACGCAAGAGTATATGCTGATGACTCGCAAATAGATTTTCTTAGTTTTGAAAGAATGCCTAATCTATACGGGAAGGTATTAATTTACATAAAAGAAATAAAAGGCACCGCACCCTAACCATCGCTAATTTTGGTGCGGCATGTAGTACCATACTACAATGGGTATGATACTATAGTGTTAACCTTTTTTGTAGCCTATAAGGATTATAAATTTATATTAAAGTACCAAACATCCTTGAGCCAAGACATTATCAAAAAGATTTCCTTCAGGCTGTTCATGAGGGGAAGAACGTCTTTTCTGTGATTCATCGCAGGGCTGGAAAGGATACCATTTCTATTCAAGCGCTGCTGCTCCGTGGACTAACCAGAGTTGGTACGCACGTTTATCTTCTCCCTTTAGTGCAACAGAGTAGGTCTGTTGTTTGGAGTGGAATGACGGGCACAGGATTGCCTTTTATAAAGTATATTCCTGACTGCTTGATTGAATATAAAAATGACGCCCGAATGGAAATAAGGTTAATCAATGGCAGTAGGTTGGTTTTTGGTGGAAGTAATTCGATTGACAGTCACATGGGAACCAATCCATGCACAATTATATATTCTGAGTTTTCATTACATAACCCCATGGCAAGGCAATACTTGTCTCCTATTCTAATTGAGAATGGCGGCGTTGAGATAATGCAGATGACGCCAAGGGGTATGAATCACGCCTTCGAAACATTCAATGAGATTAGAGACAACCCGAAATATTTGGTTCAGCATCTTTCTGTAGAGCAAACATTTAAGAATGATGGCACAAGAGTTATCTCCCAAGAGCAGGTTGATGATGCTAGGAAGCGAGGCATGTCTGAAGAGATGGTTCGTCAAGAATTCATGACTGACTGGACGGTTGGTAATGTCGGTGCTTACTTTACGCGAGAAATGGCAGACATGGAGCGAGAGCAGCGCATCATGAATGTGCCAATAAATCCTAACCTGCCTCTGCATACTGTTTGGGATTTGGGTGGTGTTGACGCAACCGCAGGGCTATTATTTCAGGTCGAAGGTAACTTCATCAATATATGTTTCCTTCTTCATGACTCAGGAAAAGGACTTAAGTTCTACCTTGAAGAAGCAGAAAAGATTAGAATGGCTCACAGGGCTACCTGGGGAACCCATTTTGGCCCTCATGATATAGCACAAAGACATCAGGGATGGGAACATACAGAATCCCGCTTAATGCTAGCAAGACGCGCAGGCTGGCACTTCCAACTCACGCCAAAGACAGAAGTGGCAGACGGAATCGAAGCCATCCGCTTCATCCTCC